GTTTCAATTTCCTGTCTTACCGTTTCAGTTTGCCATATACCGTCTTGTGTTTCTTCTTGTGTCTTTGATACTGTCTCTGTCTTTCTTACTCTGACATTGCCATCTTCAAATACTCGCCTTTCAAGCACGGATATCTCTTCGCCTCTCATCTCTACAGATGTAGCAATGTAGGCAGGCGTTTTATCAAGCAAAGATACCTCAACAAGTTTAATATCTTCAAGTATCCTTTTTTGGATTTCTCCATCTTGCCACTCATCGGCTATTTTCTTAAATCCAAAACTCCAACCTGTTAGCTCGTTGTTCTCCGCTTTTTGCCTTATTTCTGAGTCATCTGTTTCAAGGATACATCTAAGCCCGATATTGTCTTCATAGAGTTTTGCTCCACTTTTAGTAGAGCCAAGCACTCTATTTTCATTGTGATTAAACAATATAGGCGTGTCGTCATTCTTTTCTAATGCTCGTTGAAATGTCTTAGGCTTTACCTGCTCTATAAACTTCGTGCCGTCAGCATTGGTCATTATTCGACTGTCTCTGCCAGTTACATTGACATATCCGTCCAATACGACCTTGTCTGCTCTTATTTCTATTTGCAACTTTTCTCATCTCCTTTCTTGCATAAAAAATAAGCCTGTTTAAAGACTATTGCTTAAAGTCAATTATTTGTACTATCACCATCCTTTATAGTTTTACCTGTATTCTTCAAATCGCTTATCTTATCAGTGTTTGGAGTGTATATTTCCTTTGTTTTAGGATTGTACAATACGCTATCAAGACCAAGTTTGATATATTCAAATCCGATATTCGGTAGATTTTCTTGATATCTTACCTCGTCTATTTGCATAAATCCTGCTTTCAAAGCCAAGTTATATGCCTGATATCTTTTTAATGTATCTCCTTTTAGAAGTTCTTTATCATCAAATGCAAAGAAATAAGTATCTTTTTCTTTTTCAAGTAAGAGATATTTATTCAAAGTTCTTGATATCACTTCTAAAAGTGGCGATACAGCTACCTTTATTGTATTCAAATATGCGTCATCAGAAAAATTTCCGCCTAAAAGATTAAGCGGTATATTTAAAATCTTAGATATTTCATCCGCAACTGTAATTTTTCTTTCGTTCAACTGCATTTCTTGAGATGTTTCAGTTGCTTCTTGAAACTTTATACCATTATTCAATATAACTGTATTTGTTGAATCAACGCCACTATACATCTTAGTCCAGTCATCTTTTAATTGTGTTATAGCTCCATCACTTAACTTTGACTCTGATTGTAAAAACCCTTTCTTTGTACCGCCTGTCTTTGCTTGCTTATTTTCAAATAGCAATGTGTTATAAGCTACTGACAGTATCTTGTTATTTTCATCAGTTATACCGTTGCCACGGTATCCGTCATTTGAGTTACGGAGTATCCTTATAAACTCAAAATCACGATACTTTTTACCATCAACAAATATGTCATATTTTTTAAATATGCTGTCTACACCGTGATTTATAGCTACTCTGTTGCTGTGAACATAGTGCAAGCTCTTAATTCCGTTTTTTACTTTATTGATATATATGTTCACTTCGCCATTAAGAATATAATCTCTTATCATCGCTGATTTTAATTCAAATCCAGTAAATACATCTCCCGTATCGTCGTTCAAGAGTTTTGTTCGCACATCTTCTATTTCAACAACACGCTTATCTTCGCTTTCTTGATAAAGCTTGACGGGTATCATAGCAACTGTATTTGCAAGGAGATTAACTCCTGTAGCTACTGCGGGTATCTGCATTGCTTTTTCAGAGTCAATATAATCCGCGCCGAGATTTGCTCTTAACAGTAACTCCTCAAAGGTCATTCCTCGCAATTCTTTTTCTATTAATCTTTTCTTAAAGTTCTGCCATATTCCCAAGTTATCACCTCTTTTCTTTAAATGCTTTGACTCGTCCAAGTAATTTGACCGTCTAAATGGATTTGTAATAGACATAGCGCTATTATATTAGCAATAACCATATCTATTTTACCTGTGCTTCTTTTCTTGTTTACAAATCTGTTCAGATTACTATCATAGTTACACCTTGCATTGGCAAAGTTTATTTCAAGTAGCCTGTTTTCTTCATATTTGTATTTGCCATTTAATATCAGTTCCTCAAGCCACTTTGTAGGTCTATGCAATACTGCCGATGTCTGCTTTACCTCCACTGTCACATATCCTGCTTCAGTGAATTTTTGTGCAGATGATAGGGCGTTGTATCTGTCATAGCCTATTTGATTTACTGTTACACCGTATTTTTCTTCAAGTTCCAATACGACATTTTCCATAAAAAGATAATCGACTACATCATCACCGCAAGGCATACAATAGCTTTGTCGTATCATTTCTCTGTAGTCCAATTTTTCCATAGTCGATTTATTATCTATTCTGCCGTCAGGAATAAAAGCAAAGTTCTTACTGTATACACTATCTGTATCCGCATCATAGGTAAGCATTACGACAGAACAGTTATCAGTGGTTAATGCGAAGTCTATGCCGATAAAGACCTCTCTGCCTGACCAATCCAACTCACCTGCGTAAATACGGTTAGGGTATAGATTTTGCACATCAATATAACTTTCAGTGCCTACACCTTGATAGATTATATTACAGTGCTTAGTTACGAAGTTCTCACGCTTTGATGGTGTTTCAATTGCTATTTGTCTTTTTTTCTTTATGACTTCCATTACTTCGGATATTTCCAATGCAAGCGGATTGGATTGTTCCAATATACTGTCGTTTTGTTCCCAATTTTTCTTATCATCAGGTTCATAAAGTAGGGCAAACAATCCCTCATCTTCCACTAACTCATCAAGGACTTTTTTTGCATATTCAACCTCATCTTCAAACGGATTATCAATCTTTGGATATTTCGTTGAAATTACACAACCTAATTTATTTTTTATAGTAAGCTGTCCCGATTCCATTGCCTCGATAGCGTAGTTGTTTGGCAAAGCTCCGACTTCATCTACAACAAAAACACTCGGTAATTTACCATCAAGCCTACTGTTCGAGTAGTTAAGCGGTACAAATTTGCTTGTGTTAATCTTACATTCGATGTCATCTCTTCGTATTATGAATTTATCTCGCAGATATGGTGAGCATTTTATAATCTGGTCCATCATCTTTTTAATTTCTCTTGACAGTGAGCCGTCAGGAGCTACTGAATAAAAGTCTGAAAATTCAGGTTCCAACAAAAAAAGCAATATGAAAATTATCGCAACTAAAAACGTCTTTCCGTTTTTTCTGCATATCTCCAATAGTGCTTTACTGAACTTTCGTTTATTTTTATCGTTTCTATAAACCGTACATATCATCGATATTATAAAGAAACTCTGAAAACCTGATAAACTTTCATATATGGTCTGCCCTGCATTTAAACCTTTAGGCATTATCATTAACTTTAAAAGACCGTCTATCAATTCTACTTTGTGCAAATCTATGATATATATCTTGTCTTTACCATTATAGATTTTTTGTATTTTCTTGCACTGTTTTATAACGTATTTAGGAGCGTTTATCGTGCCGTCAAGGACATCAGCAAGGTATCTATAACTTAAATGCTTTTTAATCTTAACCAGCTCCCTTTAATAATTTTAAGAGTGGATCTCCTTGCTCCTGTTCTTTTTGTAAATTTATATTGCCGAATTTCGCCCTTGATTGCGGACTTAACGATAGCTCGTTGCATAATCTTTGAAAATCTCTGGAGTACGCATTTCTTGCTCTTATGATATCAGGATTGAAAGAAAGTTTTATGTCCTTATTAATCAACATCTCCAATTCCTGCAACCTATCAATAGTTATTGACATCTGATTTAAAAGATATACATCGAGATTGCCGAGGATACCTGCATTCTCCAATTCTGTAACTATGTTTTTAAATATAGCTCTTTGCTTTTTTGTTAAATAGCTTGATGGCTTAATCTTATCTGATTTCCCTTTTAGCTTTTCTTCTGTGTCTATTCTTTTTCTTATTTCTTCCTTGGTTTGACTGCATTCGTGGAGCAGTTTCGCTGATTTTGTAGGTCTTGCCATTTATATCCTCCTTTCTTTAGTTGTATAACATTTTAATTCTTTAGCCCTATAGAGCTTCATTTTACAGATTTTGTGTGTTTTTGATACGGTTGCTCGGTCGTCTAATTTTTCTCTTTTAAATCCTCGACATCCCGGGGGGATATTAAGTTTAATAGCTCCTCTCGGCTTATCGTTCCATCCTCAGCCTGTTCGTGAATCAATCTTGTTAGTGTGATTAGATTGTTGTCATCAAGTCTTTTGTCCCAGTTTTCTTTAATTGGCACAATATGATGTACCTCAAGGTCATGAGTTTCTACAATGCCCTTTGATAAACTATATACACATAGATATTTATCACGCTTCTTAATAGCTTCAGCTTTCTTTCTCCATGCTCTTGATGACCTGAATCTATCAATGTAAGTATATTTCTTTTTGTATTCCGCCTTTGGTTTCTTTTCGCATTCATAACTGCTATCGTGTATCTTGCCGCAGTATCTACATGTTGTTAGCATAGGTAGGGTGTCCTTTCTTATTCACATATCTATTCTTTTTCTTCTCCTTATCTTTCAATCTCTCAGCTGATACTTGTAAATAAGGATTAGTTATCTCTATGTTATTTTCCAAATAATAAATAATGCACTTGCAACCAAACAGGCTTCTAAAATGTGCGTGCTTGCCTGTAGTCGTATTAATAACGATATATCCACACCTTATTTTCTTTATCTTATACATAGCATTTTGCCTTTTTAAAATTTGCATTAAAAAACCGCTATGTAATCACATAACGGCTTTAGTTAGATTATTTGTTTTTGTTAATATCTTTCA